ATGAAGCTGAGCGCCGCAACCGTCGAGAAGATCAAACCGACCGACAAGCGACAGGAGATCCCGGACAGCCTCTGCGTCGGGCTTTATCTCATCGTCCAGCCGACCGGGAAAAAGGGCTGGCAGGTCCGCTACCGGCATGGCGGGGTGCATCGGCGCATGTCTCTCGGCGCGTTCCCGATGCTGTCCCTTGCGGATGCGCGCGAGCGTGCCCGGCAAACCCTGGCCGCGGCAAGCGCCGGCACCGATCCGGCAGCGGAGGTCAAGGCCGCCAAAGCTCCGAAGCCTGAGAATGACCGCGACAAGATCAAGACCCTGATCAGCCAGTTCGACAAGCGGCACCTGTCCAAGCTGAAAAGCGGCGACGTGGTGCGGCGCGAGCTTGACCGCTTCGTGGTCGCGGCATGGGGCGACCGCGATATTCACACGATCACCAAGCGCGATGTGATCGGCCTGCTCGACGGCATCGCGGACAGTGGCCGCGTGGTGACCGCGAACCGCGTCCGCGCCTACCTGAACAAGTTCCTCGGCTGGTGTGTCGAGCGGGACATTCTGGCGACAAGCCCGGCGACCGGCGTGAAGCCGGTGGCAAAGGAGGCCAGCCGCGACCGGGTGCTGACCGACGACGAGATCCGGTGGTTCTGGGCGGCCTGCGAAGCCGAGGGCTTTCCGTGGGGGCCGGTCGGCAAGGTGCTGCTTCTGACGGGCCAACGGCTAAACGAGGTGGCGCAAATCACCGACAACGAGATCCGGGGCGATCTCTGGCACCTCTCGGCAGACCGGACGAAGAACGGCCGGGTGCATGACGTGCCGCTCGCAGAAGCCGTGATCGCCGTCCTGGATGGCGTGGAGCGCGTGACGGACGGGGAGGGCAGGGCGCGGTTCATCTTCACCACGACCGGCCGAACGCCCGTCAGCGGCTTCTTCAAGGCACGGGCGACACTGGCCGAGGCCATGACGACGATCGCCAGCAAGGAGCGGGGGCAGCCTGTCGAAATCCCGCGCTGGACGTTCCACGACCTGCGCAGGACGGCGGCAACCGGAATGGCGCGCCTCGGCATCGCCGTCCGCGTCACTGAGGCCGTCCTGAACCATGTGAGCGGGACCGGAGGCGGGATCGTCGCCGTCTATCAGCGGCACGACTACGCCGACGAGAAGCGGCAGGCGCTGGAGGCTTGGGCGCGGTTCGTGGCGTCGCTGGTGGAGGGCAAGACGGATAACGTGGTGAGGCTGGAGGCGCGAGCGAATGGCTGATCTTCGCGCCCTCTTCCTCGCGACCAGACGCGATGGCATGAAGCTCGCCGACGATCTGGCCGAGCGGCGAGCGCGAGCCTGCGAGATCCTGCGATCTGGCGAGCCAATCGACCAGGAGATCCGCAACGCCATCGCGGATCTGCTCGACGGCAACCGCGGAAAAGGGCAGCCGAGCCGGCCGCCGTCGAAATGGTGGGAGGTCGGAAAGGCGAAAGAGGAAGGCATGTCCGTCGCTGAAATCGCGGACGTGCTGGGTCTGACCACGCGGACAGTCGAACGTGGCCTGGCCTATTATCGCCAAGCGGCCGAGGCCGCCAAGTAATCGGAATTTCTTGTCGTAGCGGCATCGTCCTGCACCCGTCATATATGCGCCATAACGCGATATAACGGGGCACGACATGACCGCGAAACTGATTACTTCTGCAATGGTCCGCAGCATCTGCGGCAACGTCAGCGATATGACTTTGTGGCGGTGGCGGAACGATTCAGCGATGAATTTCCCGCGCCCAATTTACATTGCCCGCCGTCGTTACTGGCGGGAGGCGGATATTCTGACTTGGATTGAAGAGCGGGCAAAACAGGCGGCGTGATGGGTGGCAGAATATGTCACCCACGCGGGTGGACTTCCTAAAGTGGTTTGTGGTAGTTTCATACCATGAAAGGAGATCTACATGCCCAGCCTTAGAAACCTGATAGACGACATGATTGTCGTCACGCGCGAGCCGGAGGTGAAAGTAACCACCATCGCCCGCGCGCTTCAAATCGCAGGAATGCTGCCGACCAGTCGCGGAAAGGCGATCGCAGATGTTGAACCTGAGCACGTCGCGGCGCTGATTACCGGAATTGCTCTGGCGCCGCTGGCGAAAGACGCAGCGGAGGCAGTTGCGCGATATCTGGCGCTACGTCCTGCCGGTCTGCCGGACAGCTATCCGGGCGAGGTGCTGACCGCGGGCGACATGCTCGCCGGCATCATCGCCACCATCGGATCGGAGAACCCCAAGCGTGAAGGCATGATGCGCCAGACGATCGCCTTCGGCATCACGTCGCCGGCAGTCGAGATCCGCGACGAGTCGGGCGCGATGATCGCCCGCTTTCTCGAACGAGGGACTGATCCGCAACGGCGGCCGGGCGTCTTCTGGCGCGAGGCTTCGGTCTCGTGCGCCCTCTTCGCCTTCCTCGGCGCCGGCAACGGGCGCGCCGGCGCCTACACCTGGGAGTGATCCATGAGACTTGAAATGCGAACGCCCGGTGAGGCGCTGCAACGCCTCGACCGGGCAAGCGGCCACGGAACTTTGCCAAACCCCAGCGACCTGCAAAAACGATACAGCACGTTTTCGCGCATGTCATCACCCGATGCCGTTCGCCGGGCGAAAAACCAATGCGCGACCTGCGCCTTCGCGGTGCGGTGGGGCGAACCGCACGTTTCACCGCCGTCCGTTACTGCCCTCGACTGCCGCGTTTGGTTCACCGTCCGCATTTGCGCCCTGCCGTCTCAGGCCGGGGCGGCTCGCGAGCGGCTTGTCAACTCGTGGTGGACCTGCGGGCGCTGGAGGTTCTGGCGATGACGTGGGCTGATACCATCGAGTTGCGGGCGCGCCTTCACGGCAATGGCTGGCGGATCGTGCCTGTGGACGAGAAGTCGAAGGGGCCGCTCTTTGCGGCTTGGCCTTCGTTCCAATACGACCCATCCCGTCCCGAGCCGATCATTCCGCGAACGCGGAACGCGCAAGGCGCCCCCACTGCGCTGCCCCACGCCGGGACGGGCGCAATCACCAGCGGCTTTGTTGGCGTCGATATCGACATTGACGACCCGAGTCGCGCGGACGCCGCCCGCCGGGCGTTCGAGATGGTTGCCGAGTCGGCAGTCATCGTGAGGCAGCGCCAAGGCAGCGCGCGGCGGATGCTATTCTACGGCGCTGGAGAAGGCGTTGAGGGTCTTTCCCGCTCAATCGGCGATGATGCCGCCAAGGTGGAGATCTTCGCGAACCATCCAGGCAGGCAGGTGATGATCCACGGCCGGCATCCGTCGGGTGCGGTGCTCGAATACGAGGGCGATGCGCCCGAGGATTGGAACGTGGCCGACCTACCGCGGCTCGATTGGGCGACGCTGAATGCCGCCTTCAAGGCCGCCCTGGAAGCTGCTGGGATCAGGATTGACGGCAGCGTCGATCGCAATGCCGAAAGCGTGCGAGGGCTGCGGGCGGACGACGAGATCCGCGAGGCTCTAGGCGAACGTCTTCACCGGATCTTCAGCGGCGCGAGCGTTCATCGCGCATCGAAAGAGGCCGCCGACATGCTCGCGCACAAGCTGGGCCTCGACGGCGATCAGACTGCGGCCGTTCTGGCCGCCGTGGCGATCGCTGCCCGTGCGGTCAGTCCGGCCCACGGCGAGCGGTATGACGAGATGTTGCGCAAGGCCGACAGTCGCGGCGGCTGGTATGCCTCCCGTGCCGCGGCACAGCCGACCGACCCCGACGCCTACGGCTACTGGGCCGTGCAGCGGATGAACGCGATGAAACGTGCTTGGCGGCTACTGCCGGCTGGTCTGCAAAAACAATTTCTTGAGGCCGCAAGGGATGCCGAGGCAGCCGCGAAAGGGGGAACCGTCTAATGGTCGCACTGCCAAATCCCTTTGAGGATCTGTTCGCCGATGGCGTTGAGGCTCTGACGGTGGCGCCACAAGCTGCGCCGGCCATGAAGCCGAAGTTCGAGTTGGTCCGCGTCTCGGACATGGAGTTCCGCGAGCCGGAGTTCCATATCGACGGCATCCTCGAAACGTCCAGCTTTGCACTGATCTTCGGCGATCCTGGGTGCTGCAAGTCTTTTGTTGCCATCGGTATGGCGTGCTGCGTAGCTTGTGGCGTTCCATTCCATGGGCGGGAAGTTCGGCAGGGGCCGGTTATCTATATCGCCGGTGAAGGTCACAGCGGCCTTACAAGGCGCGTTAAGGCGTGGGAGCGCCAATCTGGCGTCGCAACCGCTAATGCACCTCTATTCTTCTCTAAAATGGCGGCGGATTTTCTTGACGCGAACTTTGTCTCGCTTGTTGCGGAAGTGGTGGATTCCGTGGCCGCAGCAGAGGGTCCACCGGCGTTGATCATCATTGACACTCTGGCGCGAAACTTTGGCTCCGGCAATGAGAGCGCACCCCCAGATATGAACGCCTTCGTTAATGCCGTGTGCGCGGTTACTGCCCGCTACGACAAATGCACCGGCCTCGTTGTCCACCATACCGGACACGCCGAAAAGATGCGAGCACGGGGATCGATGAACTTGAAAGCTGCGCTTGATGTCGAATATCGCGTCGAGAAGGATGGTGACGAAGTCCGCGTGGTCAATACGAAGACCAAAGACGCGGCGGTGCCGCCGGATATGCACTTTGTTCTTACGCCCGTCGATGTGGGCGTCACGAAAGAATGCGAGGTCATCACTAGCGCCGTTCTTGTGGAGCGCATGGCATCGGGGCAGCCTAAGAAAGCGCCGCGCCTAATGGGTGACGCCCGCATTGGCTTCGACACCTTCAACAAGGTCCGCCGCGAGACTTGCGGTGCGATGGAAGACCTTTCCGCGTCTGTCCATGTCGATGATTGGCGACGCGCATTCTACGCAGCGCACACCGGCGACAACCAGGATGCGAAGAAGGTCGCATTCCAGCGCGCCCGGAAGAAGCTCGTGGAGTCCGGATGGCTGTCCGTCCATGACGACCATTACCGACTTGCGAGGCTCGAAACATGACCGGAGCACACCGGAACAAGACGGAACACGAACGGAACAATGTTCCGGTGTGTTCCGGAACAACCGGAACACACACCTATGGTGTGTTCCGTGTGTTCCGATCAGAGGCGACGAAGTGCGCTGACAAAGCCATCCAGCAAGGGAACGAACAAATGGCAGATCAACCCCCGCTCGACGCCATCAACAGCGCCCCGGCAGGGATATGGGGCCTCCCTGCGATCGCCCAAGCCCTCGGGATCAGTATCGACACCGCTCGCCGCTGGGCACGCTCTGGCAAGGCGCCGATCCGCCAACCGGGCGGTGGGCGCTACTACGCCGACCGCGGCGAACTGGCAGAATGGCTCGGGGGGCGCCAATGAGGGAACTGCCTCCGCAAATAGTCGAGACCATCCAGCGTGTCGCCGAACTGTCGCCCTGGACCGTGGAAACCGCCGACGAAATGGCCAGCGATATTTTCGATCACGTTTACCGCGGCCTCGGTGACGTAATTCTCGCCCTCAAGGCCCGCGCGCTTTACGGCGCCGCTTTGGCGGCAAAGGAGGATGGCGGATATTAAAAAGCCCGCTGCAATGTTTTGCTAGGGTTTGCCATCTTTATCAATTAGCGCCCCTGCTGTAAATTAGGCGAGTAATTGCACGGGGGCGCAATGCTTCGCCTTTTTAAATCCCGCTCTGAAACGAAATCCGGCGTGGCCAGTCCATCGCCGGAATTGATCGCCTTGTTCGGCGGCTCGCCTTCCGCGGCCGGTGTGGCAGTCACGCCCGAAACCGCACTCCGCTGCCCGACCGTCTATGCATCGGTCAAGGTGCTGGCCGAGAGCGTCGCGCAACTTCCGCTGCATCTCTATCGCCGCACTGCTGACGGCGGGAAGGAACGGGCCACCGATCACCCGCTTGCCGAGATCCTGCACGACCAGGCAAATGACTGGACCAGTGCGGCCGAGTTCCGGCTGTTCATGCAGACGCAGGTGCTCCTGCACGGCAACGCCTTCGCCTTCATCAACCGGACGGGCGGGAAGATCACCGAATTGATCCCGCTGCAATCGTCGGCTGTCGAAGTGCTGACCGACGCTGTCACTATGGAGCCGAGCTACCGCGTGACCGCGAGCGACGCCACGCAGCGCGAATTTGCCCGGACGGAGATCCTCCACCTGCGCACGCTGGGCACATCGCCCAACGTGGGCCTGTCGCCGATCATGCAGGCGCGCGAGGCGATCGGTCTGGCGAGCGCGATGGAGTTGCACGCGGCCAAGCTGTTCGCCCAGGGCGCCCGGCCGTCGGGCGTGTTCAAATATGCCAAGACGCTGGGGCCGGAGACGCTGCGCAAGCTGCGCGACAGTTTCAACGCAGCCCATGCCGGGGGCGAGAACTCCGGCCGGACCCTGATCCTCGAAGACGGCATGGACTTCGTGCCGGTCTCGTTCTCGTCGGTCGATCTTCAGTTCCTCGAACTGCGCCGCCATCAGGTCGCCGAGATCGCCCGCGTGTTCCGCATCCCGCTTCACCTGCTTCAGGAGCTTGAGCGGACGACCCACAACAACGCCGAGCACATGGGGCAACAGTTCCTGACGCTGACGCTCCTGCCGTGGCTGAAGCTCTGGGAAGGTGCGATCCGCCGCGCGCTGCTGACGCCCGAAGAGCGGACGACCTACCACGCCGAGTTCCTGGCCGACGACATCGCCCGCGCTGATCTGGCCGCGCGCTTCGAGGCCTACGCGAAGGCCGTCACCAACGGACTTTTGTCGCCGAACGAGATCAGGGCGGCCGAGAACCGGGCGCCTTACGCGGGCGGCGACCAGTTCCGGCTTCCTTTGAACACCGAAGACGCAGGGGGCGCCCATGGAGCGGCTTGACCTTGAAATCAAATTTCAATCGACCGAGGCCGGTCTCATCGCCGGCTATGCCTCGCCCTTCGGCGGCGAGCCTGACAGCGCGGGCGACGTGGTCGCGCGAGGCGCCTACGCCGCAAGCCTGAAGGCGCACCGGGAGGCGGGGACGATGCCGCTCCTGCTCTGGCAGCACGACCCGACGCAGCCTGTCGGGCGCTGGCTCGACATGCGCGAGGATGAGAAGGGCCTGCATGTCACTGGCCGCCTCGTGCTGGAAACGATGCGGGGCGCCGAGGCCTATGCGCTGCTGAAGGCTGGCGCGCTGAACGGGCTATCGATCGGCTACCGGACGAAGCGGGCCGAGCGCCTGCCGGGCGGGGCGCGCCTGCTGACCGAAATCGACCTCATCGAAATCTCGCTCGTGTCCATCCCGGCGGCATCGTCCGCGCGGATCACCAGCGTGAAGACTGCCGCCGTCGCGGCACCATCCGCCGCGCGTGCGGCAAGCAACAGGAGCCGGATCATGGCTGATGAACAGAAGGCTGCCGCGCCTGAAGCGGCGAACGACATCGAGGACCGCATGACGGCGGTCGAAGAGACCGTGGCGAGCCTCGACACCCGCCTCGCCGCCGTCGAAGAGAGCGTGGGCAACGTCGTCAAGGCGGCGGGCCGGATCGAACAGAAACTGGCGCGGCCGGGCATCATCACCAAGGCCGAAGAGCCGGGCGAGATCCAGACCAAGGCCTTCGGCGCTTACATCAAGCACGGTGACGCGGCGGGCGCGGAACTGAAGTCGCTCGACATGGCGACCAACGGCGGCGGCTACCTCGCGCCGAGCGAGTTCGTCAAGGAAGTGGTGAAGAACCTCGTCCAGTTCTCGCCGATCCGGCAACACGCCCGTGTCATCAGCATCGGCGCGGCCGAGGCCCGGATGCCCAAGCGCACCGGCACGCTCACCGCCGCGTGGGTCTCGGAGACCGGCAACCGCTCTTCGACCGATCCGACCTATGGCGAGATCGTGCTGACCCCGCACGAGGCCGCCTGCTATGTGGACGTGTCGAACGCGCTGCTCGAAGACAACCAGTACAACCTTCAGGGCGAGCTTGCGGCGGACTTCGCCGAAGAGTTCGGGCGCCTCGAAGGCGCGGCCTTCGTCTCGGGCACCGGCACCGGGCAACCCGGCGGCATCCTGACCGACACGTCGGTTCCGAAGGTGGCCAGCGGCGCGGCGGCGGCAATCTCGGCCGACGCGATCATCGGCATGTTCCACGCGCTGCCGGGCTTCTACGCGGCGAACGCGGTCTGGGGCATGAACCGCTCGACCATCGGCGCCGTGCGCAAGCTGAAGACCAGCGACGGGCACTTCCTCTGGGCCGAAAGCCTGGCCGAGGGCAACCCGCCGACCATCCTGGGCCGCCCCGTCATCGAACTGCCGGACATGCCCGACGTGGCCGCGAACGCGCTGCCGATCCTCTTCGGCGATCTGAAGCAGGGCTACCGCGTGGTGGACCGGCTGAGCCTGTCGGTCATGCGTGACCCCTACAGCCGCGCCACCAACGGGCAGACGCGCTTCCATGGCCGCCGCCGTGTCGGGGGCGACGTGGTGAAGGCCGAGGCGATCCGCCTGCTGAAGGTCGCCACCAGCGTCTAAGCGATCCAGGCGGGCCGGGGCTTCCCGGCCTGCCGCTCTTCCGGGGGAAGCCATGCTGAAGCAGATCACGCCGCCAACCGAACTTCCGGTCACGCTGGCCGAGGCGCTGGCCCGGCTGCGCGTCGATCACAACGAGGATGACGCGATCCTCGAAACCTACATCCGCGCGGCAACCGAACGCCTCGACGGGCCGAACGGCTATCTTGGCCGGGCGATCAAGCCGCAGGTGTGGGAGATCACCCTCGACCGCTTCACCGGGCCGATCCGCCTGCCGCTGCCGCCGTGCCGCGAGGTGACATCGGTCGCCTATGTCGCCGCCGACGGCTCGACCGTGACGCTCGAACCCGGCGCCTACATCGTGGCCGGACTGGGCAGCGACGAGGGCGCCGTGATCCATCCGGCGACCGGCTGGCCGGCGACTGCCGCGCATCCCGAGGCCGTCACCGTCCGCTTCTCCTGCGGCTACACGACCGTGCCGGAGCCGATCCGAATGGCGATCCTCGACCGGCTCTGCCGGATCTACGACGGCGACGACGAGAGCATACCGGCCGATCGAGAAGACGACATGCTCCGCAACCTCCGCATCTGGGATTTTTGACATGGCCGATACCTTCGCCAATCACCTGCCGGGCCTCGACAGCCCCGCCGACAACGCCGCCGCTGTCACTGCCGCGGCGACCGCATTGCCCTTCCTGACCCGCGCCCTCTTCGTCGGGAGCGACGGCAACGTGACCGTGACGATGCGAGGCGGGCAGAGCGTGACGTTCGCGAACGTCGCGGCGGGAACCATTCTGCCGATCCGCGCGAGCCACGTCACGGCGGCTACGGCAACCGGCATCATCGCGCTTTGGTGACGTGATGCCATGGGCCGCGCCTCGTCACTGTGCTGCCGGGCATCCGCCGTTCACTGGCGCACGCTGCCCGATCTGCGCTGCCGCCTCGAAGGCTGCCGCCGAGGCGCGTCGTCCGTCCGCGAACGAGCGCGGCTACACCGGCAAGTGGGCAACGGCGCGAGCCGAGTTCCTGAAGCTGAACCCGCTCTGCTCCTGTGGTGCCGCGGCTACCGTCGTGGATCACGTCATTCCGCACAAGGGCGACCAGAAGCTGTTCTGGCAGCGATCGAACTGGCAGCCGATGTGCAAGCCCTGTCACGACCGGAAGACTGTCCGCGAGGATGGCGGCTTCGGCAACCCCGTCAAGGGCCGGGGCGGTGATCGAATTCGGCGGGCGGGTGCTGAAACCGGCGCCCTCGTTTCGCGCGCAACGCCGCCGAAAATGGCACTTTCCAAATGGGACTTTTGGTCATGAAGGGCCGCAAGCCGAAGCTGAATATGATCGAGGGCGTGGCTGCTGGCCGTTGCCCGTCGCCGCCCGGCGGGCTTGAAGCGCACGGCGCGGCCGAGTGGAAACGTGTGGCGCCTCTGCTGCAAGGCCGCGGCCACCTGACCGACGACACGCTCGCCACGCTCGAAAGCTACTGCCGGGCCGTTGGCCTGTCGCGGATCTACAACGAGATGATGGCAACCGAGGGGCATGTTCTCGCGACCGAGAAAGGTCTGGTGACGCATCCCGCGTTCAAGATGCTGATGGGCACCATGCGGGAAGCGCGGCTACTCGCCGCCGAACTCGGCCTGACGCCGCATCGGCGCGGCTCTGGTGACGGCGCAGAGAAACCGACGACCGACAAATGGTCGGGCGATCTACTGGCCTGACGATCATGGCCAGCCCGCTCTTCAACCCCGATCCGAGCCTCTATCCCGACCCGACCGGCCGCGCCGAGCGGATCTGCCGCTTCGTCCGCAATCTCTCGCTCTGGGAGGGCGACTTCGCGGGCGAGCCGTTCAAGCTGCATCCGTTCCAAGAGGCGATTATCCGGCGCATCTACGGGCCGGTGAACGAGGACGGCAGTCCCATGGTGCGGATCGCCTGCATCTGGATTCCGAGAGGCAACGCGAAGACGACGCTGGCCAGCGCGATCAGCCTCGCGCACTTCATGGGGCCGGAGGCCGAGGCCGGCGGGCAAGTCGTCATGGCTGCCGCCGACCGCGAGAACGCGGGAATTGCCTTCAACGCGGCGCACCAGTTCATCCTTCAGGAAGACGCTCTGGCGGCGCGCGTGCGCCCCGTGGAGAGCCGGAAGCTCCTGTCGCACCCGAAGACGAAGAGCACGCTGAAGGCCATCTCGTCGGAGGCCTACAGCAAGCACGGCCTGAACGTCTCGTTCTTCCTCGCCGACGAGATCCACGCATGGCCGACGGCCGAGGGCAGGAAGCTGTTCAAGACCGTCACCGACTCCATGGTGAAGCGGTCGAACCCGCTCACGGTCATCATCACCACGGCCGGCGAGGGCACGGGCGGGCTTGCTGCCGACATGTGGGCGTACTCGCACAAGGTTGCCTCCGGTGAGGTGGACGACCCGACCTTTGCGCCGATCATCCTGGCGGCCGAGCCGGATGCGGACTGGCGCGATGAAGCGGCATGGCGGGCGGCGAACCCGGCGATCGATGCCGGCTTCCTATCGCTGCATGAGCTGCGGACGAAGGCGCGGCGGATCGAGCACTTCCCGGCCGAGATCGCCGACTTCAAGCGGTTCCACCTGAATCTGTGGCAGGAGGGCGCCGCCGAGCCATGGCTCGCGCTCGAGATCTATGACCGGGCCGAAGACATGACGCCCGCGGCGGATCTGACCGGCCGGGCGTGCTGGCTGGGCGTGGACCTGTCGAGCGTCGAAGACCTGACGGCCGTGGTCGCGGTGTTCCCCGAAGGCGACGGTGAGGCGCGGCGCTACGACGTGCTGCCGATGTTCTTCCTGCCCGAGGCCAACCTCGCGCTGAAGGCCGAGAAGGACCGCGCCGACTATCTGCGGTGGGCCGAGGCCGGCTTCCTCACGCTGACGCCCGGCAACGTGGTGGATCATTCCGCCATCGTGGAGCACGTCGCCGACCTGGGCGAGCGGTATGGCGTCCAGGAGGTGGCTATCGACCGCTGGAACTCGACCGCCGTCAACACGGCGCTGCAAGAGCGCGGCTTCACCATCAACCAGTTCGGGCAGGGCATGGTCAGCATGGCCGCGCCGGTCAAGGAATTGAAGCGGGCGATCCTCGCCGGTCACTTCCGGCACGGCGGCAACCCGCTCCTGCGCATGTGCTTCGGCAACGTGGTGGCCGAGAAGGACGCGGCCGAGAACGAGAAGTTCACCAAGGCGAAGGCACGGGGCCGGATCGACGGGGCCGTCGCTGCCGCCATGGCCGTGGGCCGCATCCTCGCCGCGGAAACCGCACCGTCACCCTACGAGAGCCGCGAAGCCGGCTTCCTGTTCATCTGAGGGAGACCGCCATGCTGATGATGACACCCGCGGCTTTGGAGATGCAGCGCGCCTTGACCCGCCGCGAGCGGGATGCACGGCGCGAGCGGATCGCCAAGGTCCGCGCCGACGTGCTGGTGCGGCGGATGGCAATCGCCATGCTGACCGCCTTCGCCGAAGGCCGCGCGGCTTCGGTCTTCGCCTATGAGGGGCCGTTTCGCCACGGCATCCGGGCCACCTTGTGTTTGCAGGGCTGGCGGTGGGCCTCTGCGGACGAAGCGGCGGCGGCGCTGGTGGGTGCGGCGCTGGATCGTATCAAGGCAAAGCGGCCGGACTGGAACCAGGGGCAACCCGAGTGGACGGTGGAAGGCGGCGCCCTGATCGAGCGGACCCGCTGCATCCGGTGCGGCACTCCGCTGCCGGACGGACACCACAAGTTCTGTTCAAGCCTCTGCGGCGCCGCGCATCACGCGAAGGTGGCGCGCATCAAGGCCGCGCGTGACGGCGAGGCGGCCGAGGTCGCGATCCGGTCCCTGTGATGGACTTCGCCCGGCGCTGCGAGCACTGCGGCAAGGTCATCCCCGACGATGCCGACCCGCGGCGGATCTACTGCACGCGGCGCTGCCTGAACGCCGCGATGAACGGCTTGACGGCCGAGGCGAGGCGAGAGGCGAAGGCGGGCCGGATCTGCACCCATTGCGGCGAGCCGATCCCGACCGAGCGGCGGGTGGACGCGCTGTTCTGTTCTGGCCGCTGCCAGTCGGCGGCAAGGCACGCGCGCGACCGGGCGGCGAAGGTGCCGATCGAGCGCCCGGTGCCGGTGCGGCCGTCCTGCCCGATCTGCGGCAAGCCGGTGGCGCGGCGGGGGAAGACGTTCTGTTCCCGATCCTGCGCGACCCGGCACAAGCACGCCACGGGCAAGATCAGCAACGCGAGCCTGGCGGGCTACTACCGGCGTGGCGCGACAACTCATCCGCCGCGGGGCCAAGATAAGAAAAGCCCCGCTTCGGAAAGCGGGGCTGACAACCATTCGGATTTGGTTTCATCCTACATAGGTCCGCCACCCTGAGGTGGACTTGAGGCGCACCACGATGGACGTGAGCGCAGACTAGCACTAAATGGCGTGTCAGTCCTTCTCTGTCAAGGATTCCAGTCCGAGAGCGTGCAACATCGCCGTTCGCACCTTCGCCATCTGCTCGGCTTCAAGAACGATCTGAAGATACTTTCGTTTTCCGGTGGTCCTGTCTCTGCCGGTGAAGGGAAGTTGCATCCTGGTATACGAAAGGGTCGCCAACATGTCGCATTTTGCCCATTTGATCGTCCCTGCGTAGGGGGCGGGAGCGGGCATCGGCAACTCAACACGGCACTGGTACCGAATGCCTGAGCGCGACGCCGTGGTACTCAGTGGAACAACGGTACACAGCCCATCCCTATGCGGCAGTCTAGGGGAAACGACAACGGCGAGACGCTCTTTGACCATCTCAGGCTCGCGAAACCCCGTGGTGTAGTCGCAGATAACAATCAACCCCGGCCTCGGCGGGAATCTCAAACTCATTAGGAACCGGCCTTTTTCAACCTCACGCCTGCGCCGCCGCCGTTCTCTGGGATGAACTCGACGCCGGCCGCCTCCAATGCTGCCCGGATCGCGTCCGTCGACGGCCCGGCAACCTTCCTCCGATCCTTCTCGAAGTCAACAATCGTGGAAAGGCCGACAGATGCGGCCGCGGCAAGCTCTGGCTGCGTCATCCCGATAAGGGCGCGTGCCGCCCGGCATTGTGCTGGATTCATGTCTATCAATATTTTCTGTTGACCCGCGTCAAGACCGGGCGTATCACTAGTTTCTGTTGATACCGCACAAACTGACCATACGCAAGGAAGCCCAAAATGACTACCAAGACACTTGATGGCCTGAGCTTGGACGCCATCCGGCTGAATGGACTGGTGCAAGCACTGGTCATCGCCAACGAGGCGGCGCAGTGCGCCGACGACGCTTCGGCCCGCGCTGCCGTTGAAGCCCTGACATTCGAGATCGAGGCGAAGGTTCGGGATCTGACCGACGCGCTGAACGATCTGGCCGACGCGCAACGCCGCGTTCAGAGGGAGGCGGAATGATGTCCGATCTCCGCACCCTCTACGCCGACTGGCAGACCGCGCGGGCGGCATACATCGCAGACACTTCACCCGACCACAGCCCAGAAGCGATCGCGCTGTGGGATCGTTTTCGCGCGATAGAGGAGGAAGCCGCCAAGATCCGGCCGACAACCTTGGAGGACCTCGCGATCCTAGCCATCTTCGCCGACGACGACGGCATCCTCGAAGGCTCGACCTGCGCCAAGCCGTTCATGGAACTGTGCTGGGAGATTGCCGGGTGGAAAAGGCGGCGTGATTCGTCGCTTATGCGCGCCGTGCCACACCGGTTAGGGGTAGGGTGGCCGGGCTTCGCGCCCCTGTTCCCCCGCTGTTCCCCAGCCACAAACACAAGAAAGCCCGCCAGCGGCGGGCTTCTCTTATGTAGCTGA